TGGAGACTTTTTCTGGTAATTAAATATATTGCTTATAAAATAATATTATTTAATTTAAGGAGTATATATGAGTCCTAAGAATGATTTTAAAGCTTTTTCTATTAGTAATAATGCTAATGTAGTCAGTCAGCAATTATATGAAGTCAGTTCAGAATTGCCGACTGGATTCCCACCATATACTGTTACCACTCATGTGTTAAATAAGGTATTGCGTCAAGCCTCGACAATATCATCTGTTGTCGCTGATTTTATTGCGTCACAATCTGGTGAGGATGTTTTGGATGACGGTAATATAGCTAAACTTACTCTACAATTAAATAAAGCCTTAGAACAAAAATTCATAACAGGAGTTCCCAATGCTTCATTAATACAAAAAGGCATTGTTCAACTTACCAATGTGGTTGGTGATAGCGATACATTGGCTGTTACGCAAAAGCTTGTTAAGGAAATAGTCAATTCGTTGCTTGGAAATATTAATGGCAGGGTACCTAATAATCGGAAAGTCAACGGAAAGGCATTGTCTGAGGATATTACTATTTCTGCGATTGATGTCGGAGCAAAACGCCCAGGTGATATCTATTTATCTGCACATCCAACATCAGATTTGGCTAACGGGGAGTATATTGCGAATGGTGATGTTTATGCGATTGATTCAATTGTTGGTAGTGCATTGAATAATTTATCAGATGCATATAAAGCAGCATGGGGAATTAAGCAGACTGGCGATAAAATCAACCTTCCTAATCTGTTTGTTGATGGGAGAGGAGTATTCATGCGTGCGGGTTTGAATCCTGGTGTGATACAAGGCGATGCGATTAGAAAAATTACAGGAGATGTGGGATTGTGGATGATGCGCTTATTGCTCGCGCCACCGGAGCATTTTATGGTATTAATGCGACCACCAAAATAAGTATTATGAAACAGAATGTTCCTGATGAATATGTCAAATTCGCATATGCCACTTTTGATGCTTCAAGAGTAGTGCCAACAGCAAACGAAAATCGCCCGCTCAATGTCAGTATGATACCCATAATTTATTTGGGAGCATGAAACGAAGCAATGATAAATTATTATTTTGATAATACTAAGCTACATCGGCCATTTATTGGATCGGCTGATGCTAATCCGGGCAGTGAACCACCGGTGAATGCTTTACGAATACAGCCACCATTTAAAGATGGATTTTGGCCATGTGAAAAATCAGGGCAATGGGAGCTTGTTGAGAATAAAAGGGGAGTCACGATTTACGATATTGTATCAGGGCAATCACAGAAGAATAGAGAAGTCATTATTCCCGATGGTTTTACTGAACAGTTAAGACCTTCGCAATATCATCATTGGGATGGAGAATGGTTAATTTCGACAGATGATGAAGAAAAGTGGAAAAGTGATATTCAGCAAACCAGAATTAACGATGCTGAAAATAAGAAGCAGCAACTTCTACTTAGGGTAAGTAAACAGATAGCACCATTACAAGATGCTATTGATCTGGGTATGGCAAGTGATGATGAAAAATCGCTGTCAACAGTCTTGAAAAAATATAGGGTATTACTGAATCGGGTAGATATTTCACAGGCGCCCGATATTGAATGGCCGGAACAGCCAGAATGATGAAAATGGCCTGAATAAATAAGTCTTTTCTACCGTGGTTTTGGAGCATTTTTGATTGTAGTGTGTTGGATTATTTACTACTGTCAGTTATACAAAAATAGTTAATCCTTTTGGTCATAAAAAACTCATTATTATTTTTATGAACTAGACTATTATTGATGGGAATTGTGAGAAATTATCTTTGCAATAGTTCAGTCTGTTTCTATGTAATAATGTTATTTAATTTAAGGAGATGTGTATGAGTGAAAAAAATGATTTTAAAGTTTTTGCTGCTAGTAATAACGCTAATATTATAAGTCAAGAAATATATGAAGAAAGTCAGAGTTTGCAGACCGGGTTTCCACCAGAGAATATTCCCATTCATGTATTAAATAAGGCGTTACGTCAGTCGTCAACGGTATCATCTGTAGTTACTAATTTTATTGCGACACAATCTGGTGATAATGTTCTTGATGATGGTGATATCGCCAAACTTACCACACAATTAGATAAAGCTTTGGGGCAAAAAATCAAAACAGCATTTAATAGCAGTAAAGCGCTACTCGCAGTAAATGGATGGTGGAAATGTGGTGACACTGGAATAATTATTCAGTGGGGTCAGGCAAATGCTTCAATGAGGCAAGATGATTACAAAAATTTTACGATTCCATTTCCTAATGCTTGCGGCCAGATTGTTGCAACATATTCTAGTTTCGGTAATTACGGGTTTGGTGTTGCTGCTTTTGCCGTCTCTGAAAGTCAATTTATTCTAACGTGCAGAGATGCTACAGGATCTCTAGCCAATTGTTTAGTGAGATATTTAGCAATAGGATATTAATTATGTATTATTATAGTGCGGAAACAAATGCATTCTACCCTGTAGAATTGAAACTGGATTATATTGCTTCTGGTTCATTGCCCGATGATATTATAGAAGTCAGTGATGATATTTATCGAGAATATGCCGCTAATACTGCGCCAGAAGGAAAATATCGTAGAGCAAGTGAAAATGGTTTACCGGAATGGGCAGATATTCCTCCACCAACAAAAGAAGAATCGCAGAATTATGTTGAAGATAAAAAACAAAAACTTATGATGAAAGCCAGTGAGAGAATAGCGCCACTACAAGATGCTGTTGATTTAGGTATTGCAACAGAAGCTGAAAAGGAGGCTTTATTATCATGGAAGAAATATAGAGTGATGCTGAATAGGATTGACATTAAACAGGCTCCTGATATTGAATGGCCGGAAGAGCTAAAATAATGAAAATGGCCTGAATAAACAGGCCATTCATACAATACTTTATTGTTGTTGTAATTATAATATTGAAAGATTCAGTCTGATATATGAAAACGATGGAATAGTTTCATGTATTGAATGTCAATTGGTTAGATATATTTCCAGTTACAACTTGTTTGGCTGTTTATTGCTTCTAATTATACAAAAATAATTATTCTTCTAAGTTATAAGAACATTTTATTATTGTTTTTATGAACTAAACTATGACTGCCGTAAATTATGAAGGATTGCTTTAACAATTATTAAACATATTGGTTGTGAATAATGCTATTTAATTTAAGGAGTATATATGAGTGCCAAGAATGATTTTAAGGCTTTTTCTATTGGTAATAGTGCTAATATAGTGAACCAGGAAAAGTATGAAGGACACCAGAGCTTGCAGACTGGATTTACGCTAAATGACATTCCTGCTGATCTATTAAACAAGGTATTACGTCAATCATCGATAATCGCATCTATGATAGCTAATTTTATCGCGACGCAATCTGGCGATGATGTTTTAGATAATGGTGATATAACTAAACTCACCGAGCAATTAAATAGGGCTTTAGAAAAAGAAATTGCAACAAAAGCGCCAAATGCCTCATTAACACAAAAAGGCGTTGTTCAGCTTACCGATGTATTAGGCAATAGTGACACATTAGCTGTTACGCAAAAACTTATTCAGGAAATAATAAATTCATTACGTGACAATATTAATGCCAAGGTACACAATACCCGAAAAATTAATGGGAAAGTATTAGCTGAAGATATCAATATTACTTCTCAGGATATCTTTGCTGGACAGGCGATTAATTTAGGTAATAATGCGGATTTGGATAGTTACAAAACACCGGGAATTTATTATCAAGAACATAATTCCAGTGCCCAAAGTGGAATTAATTACCCTGAACCGTTCGCCGGTTCGCTTGTTGTATTGAAAGCGGCTGGGGTTGTTCAACGTTATTTCGTCTATAACAGCAGCCGGGTATATACACGTAGCCAATTTCATGATAATCCATGGACCCCTTGGGTTAGAGAATATAATGCAGTGAATAAACCTACTGCTGAGGATGTTGGAGCATATACCAAAGCAGATTCTGATGCCCGATATATTACAGGGATCCGTAAAGTCAATGGCAAGGCTTTAGCTGCGGATATCAATATTACTTCTCAGGATATCTTGGCTGACCAGGCGATTAATTTAGGGGGTAGTGCGAATTTGGATAGCTACAAAACACCGGGGATTTATTATCAAGAGTCTAATGCTCATGCCAAAAGTGGCAGTAATTACCCTGAGCCGTTCGCGGGTTCGCTTGTCGTGTTGAAAGCAGCTGGCGTTATTCAACGTTATTTCGTCTATAACAGCAGCCGGGTATATACACGTAGCCAATTCCATGATAATCCATGGACCCCTTGGGTTAGAGAATATAATGCGGTGAATAAACCTACCGCTGAGGATGTTGGAGCGTATGCCAAAGCAGACTCTGATGCTCGATATATTACAGGGATCCGTAAAGTCAATGGAAAAGCTTTAGCTGCGGATATCAATATTACCTCTCAGGATATCTTGGCTGGGCAGGCGATTAATTTAGGGGGTAGTGCGAATTTAGATAGCTACAAAACACCGGGGATTTATTATCAAGAGTCTAATGCCCATGCCAAAAATGGCAGTAATTACCCTGAACCGTTCGCTGGTTCACTTATTGTATTGAAAGCAGCCGGCGTCATTCAACGTTATTACGTCTATAATAGCAGCCGGGTATATACACGTAGCCAGTTTCATGATAATCCATGGACACCTTGGGCTCAGGAATATAATACGTTAAATAAACCTTCTGCTAATACTATTGAAGAGTATACGAAAACAGAGTCGGATAATCTTTATATTACTGGCGTTCGTCTTGGTGCTGAAATTTATAGCAAAGATGGAGATGATTCTGCGAGATGCTTTATTCTAGCCCTATGCAGTTTTCTAGTAACGGTCAATGGTTCACTATCGTACGAGGATAATAATAATGAATTTAATAAATGTTGGTTCATTTGAACAATATATACCTGACAGTGAAAACGCTATTCAATTTGCGCTTTATCTTCAAGATAAGCAGGGCAATGATTGGTATAGATCTCAAAGTCAATTTTCAATAGATACATTAAAAATCATGTATGATGCGACAGGCCTCATTCGTGCAATAACAACAGATGTATCTAAATTGGCGCCACTTGGCTTTTCCGTCGCAGAAATTAATAAGAATGATGCACCCATAGGGTTTGATGAAAAAACCAAAGAGAAATGGATATTTGACGGTCATAAAATATTACTTTATGTTGCGACTAAAGAAGAATTAATACAGAAAGCAGAATATGATAAATTTCAACTACTAACTAAAGTTAATAATATCGTTACGCCACTACAAGATGCTGTTGATTTAGATATTGCTACAGAAGCTGAAAAAGAGGCTTTATTAGCATGGAAGAAATATAGAGTGATGTTGAACAGAGTTGATATTTCATTAGTCCCTGATGTTAAGTGGCCGGAGCAGCCGAAATAATGAAAATGGTCTGAATAGATTGGCTATTTATACAATGATTTTGTGGATGTTGAATTAAGATACTGAGAGATTCAGCCTTGAGCTTGAAATATAAAAATTGTTAACATTATAAGTTATAAGAATATTTAATTAACTTGAAAAAGTACCTAAGGCACGATCAGAGTATTTGCAAATACTCTGATCGTGGAAGTATTCAGGCATGGTTAATTTAGAAATGTTTTACTGTAAAATCGATGGTTTTTGCCAGCAGCTTATACCTCAGTGGTATCCGTAGCTGGTAAGGAGTTTATATGAGTTCCAAGAATGATTTTAAAGCTTTTTCTATTAGTAATAATGCTAATGTTGTGAGTCAGGGAAGATATGAAGAGAGTAAAGATTTGCTGACTGGATTTCCACCAAATGATGTTCCCACTCATGTGTTAAATAAAGTATTGCGTCAATCATCAACTATAGCATCTGTTGTAGCTAATTTTATTGCGGAACAATCTGGTGATGATGTTCTGGATAATGGTGATATAGCTAAACTTACCGAGTAATTAAATAGGGCTTTGGAACAAAAAAGTACAACAAAAGTTCCAGATGCCTCATTAACACAGAAAGGAGTTGTTCAGCTTACCGATGTGGTAGGTAATAGTGACACATTAGCGGTTACGCAAAAGCTTGTTCAGGAAATAATAAATTCATTGCGTGAAAATATTAATGTCAAAGTACATAATACTCGGAAAATCAACGGGAAGATGTTGACTGAGGATATTGCGCTTTCCGCGATTGATATCGGAGCAAAACGGCCGGGTGATATTTATTTATCTGCACATCCGGCATCAGATTTGGCTAAAGGAGAGTATATTGCGGATGGGGCTGTTCACACGATTGATTCAACTGTTGGTAGGGCATTGAATAATTTATCTGATGCATATAAGGCCGCATGGGGAATTAAGCAGAATGGTGATAAAATCAACCTCCCTAATCTGTTTGCTGATGGACGAGGGGTATTTATGCGTGCTGGATTGACACCTGGTGTGATACAGGGAGATGCGATTAGAAATATTACAGGTAGCCTAGGATGGTGGAATCAGGGGCTATTTTCTCATGCCCGCGGAGCATTTAATGGTGTTGGTAATAACCCTCCAACAAGTATCCAGCTAAAAAAGTTTGATGGATATTCACATTACTCATATGCCACCTTTGATGTATCAAGAGTAGTACCAACGGCAAACGAAAATCGTCCGCTAAACGTCAGTATGATACCTATAATTTATTTGGGAGTATAAGACAATAATAAATTATTAACTGATATCCAATGGATGGAACCACGAAAATAATGAAGATGGCCCGAATAAGCAGGCCATTTTTACAGTTATTTTTCTGATGTTATAATTTAAATGTCGAAAGATTCCATCTATAACTTGAGATAAAACTGAATGACTTATTGCTACCAATTATACAAAAACAGTTAACCTTATAAGTAATAAAGATACCTCATTATTCTTTTTCTGAACTAGACTTTGATTGGTGTGAATTGGGGATTATTTTTACAATAATTCAATATATTGATTATAACATCATTTAATTTAAGGAAGGTATATGAGTCCCAAGAATGATTTTAAGGCTTTTTCTATTAGTAATAATGCTAATGTAGCGAGTCAGGGAAGATATGAAGAAAGTAAGGACTTGCTGACTGGGTTTCCGACAAATGACGTACCTACTCATTTGTTAAATAAAGTATTGCGTCAATCGTCAACCATATCATCTGTCGTAGCCAATTTCATTGCGACACAATCTGGTAATGATGTTCTGGATGATGGGGATATAACTAAACTCACCGCACAATTAAATAGAGCTTTAGAACAAAAAACCACAACAAAGGTTCCAGATGCTTCGTTAACCCAAAAAGGCGTTGTTCAGCTGACAAATGTGATTGGCAATAGTGACACATTGGCGGTTACACAAAAGCTTGTTCAGGAAATAATAAATTTATTACGTGAAGATATTAATAATAGAGTACCTAATATCCGGAAAGTGAATGGGAAGGCGTTAAGCTCGGATATCAGTTTGAATGCCGTGGATATAGGATCATATACCAAAGCAGAAATAGACCACCAAATCAATGGCAGAGGAGCTAAAAATACAGTCTTAAAATCAGAGAATGGTTGGTGGAAATGTGGTGATACTGGGATAATATTTCAGTGGGGAATATCTAATATTACTGGATATACCAGTCCTAATGTAAATGTTAGTTTCCCAATTCCTTTCCCACAAAAGGTTATTATAGTTGGCCAGCAAGATAGCGGTGGTGGAATTATGACAGCAATTTGGCAAATAAATAATATTCAATTATCAGGCTTCACTGCGGAAAATCTTGGCACCTTGAGTCGCAACTCTAAAGAATTTGGACCGGTAGTTGGGTCAAGATGTGTCTGGTACGCTTGGGGGTTTTAATGGCGGTACATTTCCTAACGATGTGATAAAGGTTAAAGAGTTGGTTTTTTTATTGAGTTTGTAGGTAACAATAGGCTTCAAATCAAGGGAGAATAAATAAATTCTCCCGATTGGCTTTTGCTTTAATAAAATTCCAGAAATAAAAAAACAGCCATAAATGGTTGGTAAAAATTAAGGGGAAAATAGCTTCCAGATATTAAATGTAAATTTAGGGTATGTTTTCGACTTTAAAATATTGGATTGCTTATTGCTGCCAATTATACAAAAACAGTTAACCTTATAAGTAATAAGAACACTGCATTATTCTTTTTCTGAATTAGACTTTGGTTAGCGTGAATTGCAGAAGGATTATTTTTACAATAATTCAATATATTGATTATAACATCATTTAATTTAAGGAAGGTATATGAGTCACAAGAATGATTTTAAAGCTTTTTCTATTAGTAATAATGCCAATGTAGTGAGTCAGGAAAGATATGAAGAAAGTAAGGATTTACTGACAGGGTTTCCCCCAAATGATGTTCCCACTCATATGTTAAATAAGGCATTGCGTCAATCATCAACCATATCATCTGTCTTGGCTGATTTCATCTCGACACAATCTGGAGAGGATATTCTTGATGATGGGGATATAGCTAAACTCACTGAGCAATTAAATAGAGCATTAGAGCAGAAAATTTCGAGTATCTCTAACATTCCTGTAGGTGTGCCTGCTCCTTGGCCGACTGCCACACCGCCCGCTGGATGGTTGCAATGTAACGGTGCGGCCTTTGATAAGTTGAAATTTCCGAAATTAGCCGAAGCCTATCCTGATGGTAGATTACCTGATTTAAGAGGCGAATTTATTCGAGGTTGGGATGATGGTCGAGGTATTGATAGTGGCCGTAGAATTCTAACTCCTCAGGGAGATGCCATCAGAAATATCCAGGGTTCGTTTGCTGGCACGATAGCACCAAACTATCATTTGGCAGTAAGAGGGGCTTTTTATGCTAGCCAAGTTCTTGGAATAGCAACAGATGGCAGTTTCAAATCGGTAAGTAATCTCAACCCGGATACTACATACGGCTTTGGGTTCGACACGTCAAGAGTTGTTCCTGTAGCCTCAGAAAATCGCCCCCGCAATATAGCATTTAACTATATAGTGAGAGCAGCATAATGATCCTCATGAGTGTGGGCTTCTCTTGTCCGATTGAGATACCGCCAGATGGATTAACAGCCTGGAATAAGTACCGGGTATTACTGAGTAGGGCCGATACTTCACAGGTTCCTGATGTTGAGAGATCGGAGGTGCCGAAGTAATAAAACCGGCTTTATGTTAATTAATTAGATAGTTTTATATTTATAGATGAGGGGCGATGGTTTGTTAATGGTGGCAAATGCCAGATTTTAAATCGGAGTTTTACCAGAGCCAAATCTCGCAAATAAAAAAACCAACCATAACTGGTTGGTTTTTTTGGTTGGCATGATAGGATTTTAACCTATGATCCGACACTCCATGACAATAGCATTATTTGGCTCAAGGCCTTGCTACACATGGGTTTCGCGAGTTTTGACTGTGAATGCAAACAGTGCAAATTCTGCAAACCGAATTAGTTCAAAAAACTTATTAAAACCAGATATTCAAAAATGGATCTCAAAATTCAAAGTCAGAGCACAATGAAGTGGTTAAAGGAATACGAACATGTTTACTTCCAGATTAACGATGTTGCATTTATTATGTGAATACACTAGGTAAAACCAGTAACCTATTTTACAAAGGTGGATAGCCTTGTGATATTCCTGAACTCTATTAGGGTTAAAATGCCTAAAGATTCAGTGTGGAGCGTTAATCGGTGGGAGTTTCAGGAAGTGATATAAGGAATAAGAGAAAAATAGTTTCCAGATGTTAAATATAAATGGATTTAGTGTTTTTTGGTTGAGAATATTAGGTTTTTTACTCTTTGAATTATA